GTGGAAACGTAGAGCCGGCTCCGTGAAAGAGCTGGCTACACCGAGCCGTAGCTCGCAGAGCGAAGGCTGGCGGAGAGAGGGGGATTCGAACCCCCGGACGGGTTTAACCCCGTCAACGGTTTAGCAATCCAAGAACTACCCTCTGAAGTAGAATTCTCATAGGTAAGGAGACGCACAGAAACGCACCAAAACGCTTAAATGCGTCTGTATTTCTGCAACAGAAACGCAACGGCGGACCGTCGCACGTCAAGCCCGGCAAGGGTCCAATTCCTAGACCAATTCGCTTACGCGGTTTCTGTCTGGCGAGATTATGCCCGCAGCGCCGCGTCTGCTGCCCCACGCTTGGCGATCTCCCCTCACTGTGATGGCGGGCATAGCCCGTTTGAACCTAGGCGTACTTCTTCCGTTTCTGGTCTGCAATATGGCAGGCATGATGAACCAAACGCGTGTTCGCTTCCGTGTAGCCGCCGAAGGCGTCGAGTCGGTCCAACTCCGTGTTCTTGTACGGCAGCACTCGTCCGCAGATCGCACAGAGCGCCCACTGCTCCGAGTATTTCTTGGCCTTGAGTCGCTTTCGATGCGTGGGCGTGCCCCGCTCCAGATAGGTCAGCTCCTTGGCGAGCTTTCTTCGAAGTGCCCAGTGGAGTCGCACGTCGCCGCAGGACGTGTCGGCCAGCTCCCTTAGGACGCGATTGAATAGCGGGGCGAAGAGCTTCTCTCTCTGAACTGGGGTGAGCTGTGGATTCGGCATATGGCGTCAGCCCTTCGTCTCCCGCATCAAGGCGATCCATTCGGCCGTGCGCTGGCGGACCTTGGCACTCGATGCGCAGAGCCGATACAGGTCTTCGAGCTGGCCAGCGAACGCCCGGCTGAGTCCTTTGGTTGGCACGGCCCACCGTTCGCCGGTCTTCATTCCGGGCCAACGGACTTCGATGAGACCCCGGCACGAGTCCGGGAGCAGGTCGAAGAGATATGCCTCGACCAGTACCCCGCCGGCCGCTCCACCGCCCAAGGCTTCCGCGATCGCGCCGACGTGTGGGGGTTTGATCGTGCGATAGTGACCCTTGAGGTAGTTGTTGATCCTGCTGATCGCGATGCCCGTGCGCTGGGCCAGTTCGACTTGGTTCACGCCGCTGGTCTGCATCAGGTTCTCCAGCGCGGCAGTGAACAGCTTCGGTCGGGCGGGTGTGCTCATGCCGCGATGGTTAACGAGGTGAGGCTCCGCTGTCGAGTAGCCACACTCACTCGGGGAGGTTCTTCTCGTCCTCGAAAAATGCCTTCAGATCGTCGGGCGTGGTTAAACCCCGGTCTGCCGGGAACCTCTTGGCCAGCCAAAACACTTCTTCGTAAGTGGATGGATCTCGCTTTCTTTCTTCGACCATAAACGGCTTGGTCGCTTGAAAATACCCGGAGAAATAATAACCCCAAGTGTTGTCGAACAGATCGTCGTGGATTCGCCCGCTGTGCACCAGAAACCCAACGGTCTCGAAGAAGTCCATCACGGGGCCGTACTGGGCTTGCAGATCCCCCTTCTCGAACGCCGCGCCACACGCCTTGCGCTCTTTCTTCATGTCGCGATCGAACTCCCTGCGGAGCGAGTTCCAGAGCTGCATCTCTGACTCGACTGTCTGCCGATGAAACGCCAAGCCCGCGAAGATCAGGCTGATAACCGAGATGACGACCGGCAGCATTTTCAGCCCCAAGACCAGTCCCTTTTTTGCTGCGAGTGTCATTGGCGTTCGCTGGCGTCAGCCGTGGAGTCGCTGCTCTGTCGCCAGCCTAGGACGTGACCGTTTGCGAAGACGACCTCACCGTCAGGGTATTTCCACGTCAGCAGGGTGGCCTGCTCCGTGGTCTCAGGCTTTCCAAGGAGTTTCTCCACGTCGGCCGCCTCCATCTTGCTGTTCAGACTGTGCCAACGATCTTTCCGGGTCATCGCCGGGGAGACGTTCGCTGGGGCCTCTGGGGTCTTCTCGGCTTCGCTTGGTGCTGCCTGAGCCGGGGCGGCCGGTGCATCGGCGGGGGGATCTCGGGGTTTGGTGCCGGGCTTCCCGGTGTACGGGTTGATGTTGCCCTCCGTCGAATAGTTGTCGTTCTTCGTGTTGTTCGGCGAGGTGCGGTGATAAGGGGCAACGTAGGTTCCGTCTTTCCGGTAGTAGCCCTTCACGGAAACGTCCTTGGCCACCAGCCCCACAGCCAACATCAAGAGGACGAGAAAAAGCAGCCGGAAGAGCTTTTTCATGATCGACGAACCAAGCACTCCGCGAAAACGGGGTCAATCCTGTTACCGACTGCTTGGAGCTGGCGCGGCCTTCACGGTCACGCCGGGAGTTCGATGATCCAGACTGGCACCCACTCGCATTCCCAGCGCCATACGCGCGGCCGGGGGAAGGCGCGGCCGGTCTCGGGGTCGTATTCCTCCGGCATCTCGCCGTTATTGATCGCCCGTAGCTGCTCGATCATCTCCTCGTCATCGGGGTGCGCCAAGCGCAGTCTGCTACTCACGGGCGGCTGCTGACCGGCCATGCGCATCGGGTAACTCATCGCATAGATGAAGTGGCGAAGAATTCGACTACTCACGAAATGCCATGCCGGGTCTGTGGCTGCGGGCCAAGGATCAGGGATGAGCGTTTCAGGTGCAAAACCTTGCATCATGCCAGCACGCCGTTGTGCCAACTCACCGACTCGGGTCTAGCCCAAAATGGCCTTGAAAAAAGAGGGCCGCTCCGTCCGAGAAGTGGCCCTCGCAGGGGAGGGCAGGGACATGAAACCGATAGGAACCCCGTCCTCAAATTGTTCAGGCTACACAGATAACCTGCGGCTTTTTCCCGGCGATCTGGTAGGCGATACTCACCGCGTCGACCTGATCGTCGTGACGGCCGTTCGGAAACTGCTCCAGTTCGCTGATGAAATCGGCGTTCCACTGCCCGCGCACGACAAAGAACTGTCCGGCGTCCACGCGGTTCAGCCAAGGCTGGGCGCGAGCCTCCTTGCTTACTGTCGGCAACACGGCTTCGACGCGAACCCTCCCGCGCAGAGCTTGTTTGAGTTCGTCGTGACAGGTGGACCATGCGGCCGCCGTCTCAAACGCGATCTTCCAGACGGTCTCGGCTTCTTGCTCTGCAAGTCCAATGATCAGGGCTTTCTGTTCCGGCCAGCGCCGCCGACCGCGGCTCATTCCGAGCAGGTAGGTGTTGCCGGTCGCGGGGTCGACTCCGACTAACGCGCCGCACGAATAGTCGTTATGGGCCGCGACCCCAAGGGCACAGTCCCAGCCGCGAACAATTCGCAAGCCGGTCGGCACCTCAGCGCGTTCGATGAACTGGATCTTCGAGATGTCACACAGATTTCCACCCGGAGCAGCCGGGCGGCCCTGATACAATCCAGCGAACTCGCGAGATCCGATGTCCGCTTTGATCTCGAGCAATTTTTTGACTGGCCATCGCTCAGGCCACAGTGATTCGCCGAGCTTCCGATGCAGCGGGTCTGTCTCCGGGTTCTCGCAGATGGCTTCGAGATTCAACACCTCAAACTTCGCGCCGTGACCAGCGTCTTCTAGCTGGCGCACACGCTCGGGGTTCGTGAGGCGGCCTATTAGATCATCCTCATGCCAACGAGTACCGATGACGATCACCACGCCGTCAGGCGCGAGCCGGGTCAGGGCTGTGCTGATGTACCAGCCCCAAAGCAATTCGCGCAGCGTCTCGGAATCGGCTTCGTCGCGATTTTTCACAACGTCATCAAGCAGTAGGATGTCACAGCCCCGACCAGTAAGTCCGCCACCCACACCCGTCGCGAAGTAGCGGCCCCCCTCCTTGGTCTTCCACTCCCGCGCCCGATCCAGTGTTGGATCAAGGATGGCCGGGTAGAGCTGGGCGTACGGCGGAGATGTGAGAACGCCCTTCGCTTTCTGGCTGAACTGCTCGGCAAGCTCTGCACTGTAGGAGGTGCCAATTATTTCGAGCCGTGGGGTCTTGTGCAGCGCCCAAGCGGGGAACTTGGCGGAGGCCAAGAGACTCTTCCCCATTCGAGGAGGACAACTGATCGCAAGACGCCGGATCTCACGCCGGTACACCTGCTCCAGTTTCTGTGCGAGGAGCCGGTGGAGAGCCGCGGCTCTATAATTCGGGTCCAACTCCGCGAACGTGATGAGGCTGTCGGTGCACGCCATGCGCAGCGCGTCATCGTCGGTCGGGTAGACTGGAGCGGCGCTGTCCATGAGATCATCCGGCTGGCGCGGCCGGGGCCTCGGTCTTCTCGCGCTCCCGCACGGTGCTCTCCAATCGAGCAAGGTGGCGGCGCAGCAACTCAACCTTGTCCTTATCAGTGAGCGGCGCGAGTGGGCTGGCGGCTTCAAGCTGAACTGGCGAGCCGTTGGGGCCGCTGATCTCCGTGCGTTGCACGTCGAGTCCGGCGAGTCGCGCACGACGGTCGTGAACATCGAGGATCGTTTTGAGAAACGCAGGATTGCCGACCTCTTTCCCTCCCCGTGATCGATCCCAAGCCGCCCAAGCCTCCGCCTCTGTCAGATCCAATTTCCGAAAAGCCTTTGCGCGTGTCGCACGGAGCGATTCGGCTGCGGCCTCTTCCCAGCTCTTCGCGAGCTTCAGTAAAGTGTAGGACACCATCTGCCTCGATATTTTGCGACCGTGCTTGTCCCCAATCGCTGAAGCGATCTGAGCCTGCGATGTACCCCTCAAGGCGAGCTGCTCCATCAGGGCTAGATCGGCGGCTTTCTGCACTGCGTTGCGTTTGGGGCCGGGCTTGGCTCCGCGCTTGGCACCGGTACGGCTGGGGGTGGCGTCCATTTTTTCCTTCGTTTGGTAGGAAAGCCCGCCCCCGATTTTCGGAGGCGGGCCTCAAATCAGACTGTCATCCACTAACTACTGTAGTTGTAGCCGACGACGGCCGCTTTCGTGTTCGCGAGAGATTCCATTGGTATGAAAGCTCTTCGGAAGGCCGCCACCACGTAATTCGCTCCGGCCCTCGGATCTCTCCAAGTTTCGGCAACGAAACCCCGGCGCACCCCCGGAATCCAGCTCGGCAGGTGGAGCATGAGGATTGAACCCTTGGTCGTGGTGCTGTTGTCGTACACGCCCGAGGCGTTCAGGTCTTCGCGGTTGTGTGCGGAGGGCACGATGTCGATGCCGAACAGGCTCGGAGCCCGGCCGGTGAAGATCCGGGCGGCGTCACGGCCTCCGGCCTTCTCCGCAGTGAGCGTCTCAGGTAGTAAAACGAGATCGTTGTAGCCGTTCGTCCCGGCAACGATCAAGAGAGCCGAGGGAACAACACCCCATTTTCCAAGTGCCTTGCGCATGGCACCGATGTTGGCGGCAGAGATGCCACCCGTAGCGAGTGACACCTTCAGGGCGGCCTGCGCGAGCGCGAGCTTGCGAATGCCGTCCCACATATTGACCGGATCACCGGCCGCACCGGACACGTCCATCGCCCCGGAGGCACCGTTCAGGGTATCGCCGTTGATAACCGCTGTTTCATACGCCTCGGCCGCAGCATCACCGAGTTGCTTCATCAGCAACGGGAGGATGGCGATGATGCTATCCTCGTCCGCTTCGTCGCTGTACGGCACCATGCCGGTCAATTTCTGCGCTGTTAACACCGGGCGGGCGGTGCCGGGGTTTGAACCGGACGGAGCGGCCATTTCCGCCACGCCCGACCAGAACCGCGGGCGAGTCGTCGCCAGCGGCAGGCTGAACGGGTTCGTTGGCATCTGTATTTCTTGGGCGGCCATGCGCTGCGCGAGTTCGCTCGCGAGGTACAGCCGCTGATACAGATTGCTCGACAGGCTGAAGTTCATGAAGTCGGAACCGGCCCCGGTGCCGCCCGCGGTGAAGTCCTTGCGACCCAGCCGCTCGATGAATTTCTTTTCGGCGTGCAGGCCGCGCCGATCTGCGTCCTTCAGCATGGACTCGGGGATGTCGGCATCCTGCTCCTTTTTCATACAGACATTGAGGAGCTGCTTCTCGGCGATCGAGAGATTGCCGGAGCGGTGCGAGATCGGGTACTCGATCTCCGCAGAGCGATCTTCGTGCTCCATGCGCGAGGGCGTGCGCGTGTTCTTCAGCGCATCGACCACGATGGCCTTCACCTGCTCGGCGGTGGGGTTCGAGGGGAGTGCGGCCTTGACGGACGCGGTGACGATCTCCCGAAGGTTTTCTTCGGTGATCACGGTATCTTGAGAATTATCCATAAACGTGGAAAGTTGGAGATTGCGGTTGCTGACACTTCGTCCGAGTTCCCCGAGCTACTTCCACGTGGGTTTGGCCCCATCGCTCCAGACACTCCCGTTCAAGACCCCGCGCCAATTCCGTCAAATTATACGCTCAAAAATCGTACTTTCGGGGTGCCCTTCGGCCGGAACGGGCCATCGACCGTCGCTCCGCCATGCGAATCTGGCGGCCCCATATGGGCACAATAAAAAGGGCCGCCCATTGCTGGACGGCCCTAGTGAGGAGGGCGGAAATGACGAGAAACCGCCCCGACCCTCTGAGGCCCGTTCGGGAAACGACTCCGCGCGAGCCCCGATGAGGCCGGCGGAATGAATACCTTGAAGGACCGCCGCCTCACCAAAATGTTTGATCTACGTCTAAGGCGCGGCCGGCGCCTCCGCGCTCGCCTCTGGCGGCAGGCACAGCAGGTCAGTTCTGCCGTCAGAAGAAACTACGTGCCAAGAAATCCCAGCTCGTTTAGCCGCCGCGATGAGGGCGGAGAATCCGGGCTCTTTCTCCGACACCGGCTCGAGTCTTTCGACCTCGAGCAACT